GCTGATTTTGACAGTTTTTAAAGAAAAAATGAGTGCTGAGAGAGCGATTCTGAGATCAAGTTCATTGGTCTGACTGCATTATCAGTGGTAGAAATTCTCTCAGTGCTTTTCTATTTTTTGAGAAAGGAGGAAATATGGCAGGAAATATCAAAGGGATCAAAATTGAAATCGATGGCGACACGCAACCCTTACAGAAGGCGCTGAAAAATGTCAATAAGGCTGCTACTGATGCAAGTCAGGAGTTGAGACAGATTGACAAGGCCTTGAAGTTTGATACAGGGAACGTAACACTCCTGACTCAGAAGCAAGAAGTTTTGCAAAAGCAAGTTTCAACGACTAAGGAGAAACTGGAAACCTTGAGACAAGCTCAGTCTCAGGTGGAACAGCAATTTAAAAATGGTGACATTGGCGCTGATCAATACCGTGCATTCCAACGGGAAGTGGTCCAGACAGAGAACATCCTAAAGGGCTATGAGAACAAACTTGAGAATGTTAATAAGGCATTGGACGGAAATGGGAATGCTACCAAATCTAACCGGGAACAACTGAAAGAGCTTCAGAATGAGCAACAGCGCCTTGCAAGTGAAGGTGACAAAGTTGTCAGCTCATTCAAGTTACAAGAAAGTCAGATGGGGTCAAATGCTTCTGAAGCTGACAAACTAGCACTTGCTGAACAAAAAATTGGGAAGCAAAGTGAAATTGTTGCCCAACAGATTGAAAACCTTGAGAAACAGCTTGCTCTTGCAAAACAAGAGTATGGCGAGAATTCAACAGAAGTCAATAAGCTAGAAACTCAACTGAATGAATCCAAGGCGGCATTCAACGGGCTTGCCAATGAAATGGAAAATCTGGGCGAGTCAGGCAAGAAAGCCAGTGGCGGTCTTGAAGAAACAAACAATCTTTTAAAAGCTGAACTACTTAATCAATTTTCTGAAAAACTATCAGATATCAGTCAAAAGTTGGTTGATTTCGGAAAGAGTGCTCTTGAAGCCTTTCGTCAAGTAGATGAGGGTATGGATACCATCGTCACAAAAACTGGTGCTGGAGGGGAAGCCCTTGAAAGCATGCAAAAAATAGCGAACAATATCGCTACAGAACTTCCTACAGACTTCTCAACTGTAGGCAACGCTGTCGGAGAGGTTAACACTCAATTCAAATTAACTGGCGATGCATTAAAAAACGCATCGGAAGATATTATTAAATTTGCAGAAATCAATGGTTCGGATGTTACGAATGCAACAATACAATCTAAACAAGCTATAGAAGCTTATGGATTATCTG